TGTTTGACCTGGGGTACAACTCCGACGTCGAATCCTGGCAGATCGCCACCGACGTACTGGTGTTCTACCTCGAAACCTAGGACGAAGGGAGAGTAGGACCATGCCCCGAACCGCAATCGCTGCAAGCGCAATCCTGACCCTCGTAGACCCCCAGCCCCTGGTGGTGGGGGCCGGAGACCAAGACGTACCGTTCGAGGACTCCGACCAGGCCAACGGCAACGACACGCCATGCACCGGTAAAGAGCTGCTGGCCATCTACAACAACGGAACCGGCGCCCAGACCGTCACTATCGACGCCGCCCAGGACGGCGCCGGCCGCGACGGGACTATCACCGCCTACAGCCTGGCGGAAGATGATTTCGCCATTTTCGGGCCGTTCCCGACGGCCTACTACCGCCAGACGGACGGTAAGCTGCATATCGACACGTCCGCGGATGGCGTGCAGCTGGCCGTTATCAAGCTGCCCTAGTTGTCGATCGACCTTAGTTGAGATGAACTCGAGTACCGAGGCCCACCACCATTGACTTTTCGGGGTGGCCCTCGAGGGCGAATATCAACAGACTATGACAATCTGAGACCTTGAAAGGGGGATCGAACCATGGCTGTTTTCGCACACGGAGCCGAAATCAGAATGGGGGACGGTGCGGTACCGGAAATCTTTACCAAGATTCCGGGGCCCAAAGATTTCAGCCTGACCCCACCCCAAGCTGACCGTCTCGACGTCACAACGCACGACGACGCGGCCAGAACCTACCTGCAGGGCCTGGGGGGAGAGGGGGAGCTGACCTCCGAATTCAACTACGACCCCTCCGAACCCATGATTCTAGCGTTGCGTGACAAAGACGGGGAAAGCCAACCTACCAACTTCGAGCTGGAAACCAACAGCGGTACCATTTTCAGCTTCGCCGCCACCGTCACGTGGACCGGGGATTTCCCGGTGGCCGCCCCGGAGACCATCTCCGTTACCTGGGCCATCTCCGGCGCCGTCACGACCAACGACTAGGCCGTGGCCAGAGCCAACGAAGTAACCGTAGCCCTTGACGACCGGGAACTGAGACGCCAGCTAAACCAGCTGGAAGACAAGGTGGCCGGCGACAAGAGCCTACGTAACGCCCTGGTATCGGGCGCCCGCCCCATGGCCAAGGAAGCTAAGGAGTTGGCGCCCGTCGATACCGGGGAACTGAAAAAAAGCATAGGGGTACGGACACGGAAGGTAGCCCGATGGGGGTACGAAGCCTCCGTAGCCGCCCGAACCTACTACGCCCACCTAGTGGAATTCGGAGTAGCCCCGCATTTCATAGGCCGGAAGAGCAAAGCCGGGAAACGGACGCTCTGGCGCAAGATACACCCTGGCCACACGGCCAGGCCGTTTTTGCGTCCAGCCTTCGACACCAAGAAGAGCGAGAGCGTAGACAAAACCCGGCAACGCCTCCGGGAAGTAGTAGACAAGGTAGCTGCACAAGGGGGTAGACCGTGACTCAGAAAAAGAGCTTGAGCCGTACCGCCATCCTATCGAAAACCGAGCTGGCCACCGAAGTAGTGGACGTCCCAGAGTGGGGCGGCCAGGTGGTGGTCCGCGAACTGACAGGGGCCGAACGCGACGCCTGGGAAGGGGCCTTTTTGGACCCCGAAACCCGGGACGTGAAGACCGACTACATGGTGAACGCCAGAGCCCGCCTGGTGGCCCTGGCCGTGGTGGACGAAGACGGGGAGCGAGTATTCCACGACGAAGACGTGGAGAAGATCGGCAAGCTATCGGGCGCCGCCCTGGACCGTATCTTTTCCGTGGCTAGCCGTATGTCGGGACTCAGCCGTAGCGACCTGGCCGAGCTGGAAAAAAACTTAGCTGGCGCCCGGGGCGCCGGTTCTGGTTCACCCTAGCCGGCCACTTGCGTATGACAGTGGCGGAAGCCCAGGAACGGGTGACCGCCCGGGAATTCGCGGAATGGCAGGCCTATTACAGCCTGGACCCGTTCGGAGAGGCCCGCGCCGACTACCGCATGGGGATACTGGCGGCCGTGATGTCGAATCTCTGGCTAGACAAAGGGGAGACGCCAACCAGGCCCGAAGACTTCCTACCCGTTTTCGGTGCCGAAGCTGACGCCCTCGAGCGCGACGAGAGCGCCCCCCGAAAAGCCGAAGAGGCCGACTTTAGGGCCGCCATGCTGACACTGGGGAAAGGCAAGGTGAAACGTGGCAACCCTGGCCCGACTTGACGTCCTGTTAGGACTCGAAGCTAGAGCCTTTGTCAAGGGGATAGCCAACGCCCAGAAACGCCTACGCCGTTTCGGTAGCAACGCGGAACGCGCCGGCCGCCAGATGACCAGAGCCCTTACCCTTCCCATGGCCGCGGCCGGGACCGCCGCCGGCAAAATGAGTGTCGACTTTGATACCGCAATGCGGAAGATAATCAGCCTGGTAGGTGAATCCGAAGAGCAGGTAGCCCGGTACTCCGAAGCCGTCCTGAACCTGGCCGGCCCAGTGGCCGCGGCCCCGGTGGAGCTGGCCGACGCCCTGTTTTTCATCACGTCCGCCGGCCAAAAAGGAGAGCTGGCCCTATCCACCCTGGAAGCCGGCGCCCAGGCCGCCGCCGCCGGCCTAGGGGATACGGCCGTGGTGGTCGACGCCGTAACGTCCGCCGTGAACGCCTACGGCGCCGCCAACCTCTCGAGTAGCCTAGCTACCGCCACCCTGGTAGCCGCCGTCCGCGAAGGCAAGGCCAGCGCCGAAAGCCTGGCGCCCGTGTTCGGAGACCTACTCGACAACGCCAACCTACTTAACGTCCAGTTCCATGAGCTGGGCGCCGGCCTGGCCCATATCACGAGAACCGGCAAAACCGCCAGCGGCGCCGCCACCCAGATAGGCGCTATCATGCTGGGGATTGTCAAACCCACCCAGCAGGCCCACGAACAGCTGGCCGCCGTCGGTAGCAGCATGGAGGAGATACGGAAGGAAATTCGAACCCGAGGCCTACTGTCCGGCCTGCTGAAACTCCGTAACACGTTCGGGGAAAACACCGAGGCCCTGGGTAGAGTGTTCCGCAATGCCGAGGCCTTTAACGGGGTACTGGCCCTGACCCGCAACAACGGGGAAGACGCAGCAAAGATATTCGAGAGCCTGGCCAAGACCACCGAACAAGACCTGGCCGACGCCTTCCAGGCCGCCGCGGCCGGCCCTGGTTTCGCACTGAAACAGGCCCTAACCGAAATCCAAGTAGCCGCCATACGCCTAGGCGACGCCCTGCTACCCACCGTGATACCCATAATCCGCCAGCTAACGGAGATAGTCGGAGAGCTGGCCGACGCCTTCGCCACACTCCCGGAGTGGGCCCGCAAAGCCGCCCTGGTGTTCGGCCTGGTGGTGGCCGCGGCCGGCCCTGTGCTGTTGGTTATCGGCGCCATAGCTACCGGCCTGGCGACGATCGGCACCGCCACCGCCGGGTGGGCCATCGCCGCGACCGTGGCCGCCGGCATAATCGCCACGAACTGGGAGACGATCAAAAAGGCCGTGGTGCGCGTACTCGAATTTCTGCAGCCGGCCATTGACGCCGTTACCGTGTTCATAATCGACCAGTGGGAAAAGGTGCGAGAGACCGCCGCCAGAGTCTGGCCGAAGGTACAGCAGCTGGTGGGCCGGGTGGCCGCCAAGCTGGCCGCATTCTGGGAAGAGCACGGGGAAAAGGTAGTACGTTTCGTGCGTACCGCCTGGAAGATCATAGGCGGCATTATCGAGACCGGGGTAGACCTGATACTGGGCCTAGTCGAGGGGATGATAGACGTACTTAATGGCGACTGGGACGCGCTGAAAGAAACAGCGATACGGACCTTTAACGCCATGATGGACGGCGCCGGCCGCATAGTCGCCGCCGGGGTGGCAGGTATCGCCGCCGGTTTCCGCCGCCTGGCCGCCGACGTCCTGACCAGTATTCAGTCCATGCTGGGGAAGATGCGCGACTGGGCCGCCGTGGTGGCCGCCGTGGCGTTTTTCGATCCGGCCGCAAAGAAGGCCGCCGAAGCCGCCCTGGGCCTGATAGACAAGGGGTATAGCGCCATAGGCGACCAAATCACCCGGAACCTGGACGAAGCCCGAAAGTGGGAAGCCGCCCAGGCCGCCCTACTGGCCCCGGTGGACGCCGCGAAGGAAGGCCTGGTGGAGTACCGCAGCGAATGGGTGACCGCCACCGGCCAGATTGAAGAGGCCGCCGTTACGGCCCAGACGGTGTTTGGCAACGCCACCGACGCCATGGTGGGCCAGCTGACCGGTGGTTTCGGCAAAGCCGCCGACAGTATGAAGGCCCAGTACCGCGACGTGGCCGTGACCATCGAAGGTACCGAAATCACCGGTACCGTCAAGCTGAAGGTGGACGACGAAGACTTTAACCGGTGGCTGGAAGAACGAGGCCTCGAGCCTGACACCGGGGGGACGGTGCCGTAATGGCTTTCACCAACGACCAGACCGGCCTGGAACGGGGGGCCGTCCAGCTGCTGCTGACTGTGCCCCCCCGTATCTGGAACCGCCACCAGGAAGGGGGGCCGGCCAGGGCCGCCACCCGGTCACTACCGGGCCACCCTATCGGAGTGGAGTACCAACAGGTGAACGACGACCCGGTGGAAGTCTGGCAAATGGAAGCCCTGACCGAAGCCCAGACCGAGACCCTACGCCAGCTGCTGGACAGCCCCGGGCCCCTGACCGCCAAGGCCACCAGGGGAACCGCCACCACCTTTACCGCCACCTTCGGGCCCGACTGGGAAATCGACCCCGTAGTGGGCGAACACACCAACACAGCCCCCCAGGGACTCCGGTACCACCGGGCCCGGGTGGAGCTGCTGAAACAGTAGGGGGACCGGATGCCCGCCGCCGATATCCAGCTACGCTACCCCGCCCAGGCCGGCAGCCCTACCGGCAGCCTGGGCCTTCGATGGGCGAATATCGTAAACACGCCTCTGGTATCGGCCACCGCCCTAGACAACGGCCAGGAAGTAAGCGACGTCTACAACCTGCTATTTCACGTGAACGGTGGCGTAACGTGCGACGTGACCGCTGGCCCACACAACCCGTACGCCCAGACCGG